CGAGGCGCTGAGAGAGCGTGTGGATGCGGATGACGTGGTTGGCGTCAATCAGATCGCAACGCAGCTCATGAGGGCGTGGGACGTCTTGGAGAAGGCTGCGGAGGATGCAGGGCACAAGCCGCTACCGCCGCACGCGTACTGCGTGGAGATTGATGACAAGATCGTATGCTTTGCGTTGCACGGGTGGGCGGAGCTGCGGAAGAAGTATCCAAGCTGGATCGTGTACAGCTTCGAGGACGCTGCACGCGTAATCAGATTTGACTGGACGGAGACTTTCCTGAACAATGCGTTCAATGCGTTTCCGAATGCAAAGGTAACAAGGATGGTGCGTGATGGAGACGATCGCATCAACTGGGATTTAGGTGGAGATGAAATACCATGGTAACGAGAGACGAGATACTGGCAATCGCCGGCAGCGTGATCAGCGGAGAGCGCAGCAAGGATTACGGCGACGCAAAGGATAACTTTGAGACGATCGCAGCGTTGTGGTCGTCTTATCTGGATCACGACTTCACAGTAGTGGACGTGGCCAACATGATGATGTTGATGAAGATAGCACGTAGCAAGACGTCACCAAGGAAACAGGATCACTGGGTCGACATCTGCGGCTACGCTGCGTTAACAGGAGAGATCGTGAGCGATGGGCGAGATAGGTAAAACGAAGTTAGCGGCTGTCGAGGCAGTCGGTGAAGACGAGATACTTGAGCGCATTGCATCTGGTGCGAGCATGCAGCAGATGTGTAAGGAGCTGAACATAGGCACGAAGCTCTGGTACAAGTGGCTAGATAGCGTGAAGGGTAGACGTGAGCGCTACAACGCAGCTCAGGCAGAGGCTGCACACTTCTTCGCGGATAGAGCGGTGCAGACAGCGCAGAACGCTGAGCCTGCGACGGTGAACGTAGCGCGCTTACAAGTGGATACTGACAAGTGGATCGCGTCAAAGCTGAACGCGCAGTACGACACGAGACAACGTGACGTCGCAATCAACATCAGCGTGAACGACTTACACGCGCAAGCTGCGGCATTACTTGGCGACGTGATCGACGGGGACGCGGTTGAACTTGATGACGAGTAATTGGCGAATCCACGCATTGGCGCAGCACCGCGTATGCGTGCGCGCGGATAACAGAACGAGCGTTCAATTACAATCGATTGACACTACATCTTGTGCCATTGCGTTATTTGCATGGCTCGATAATGCGTGGCATCGCGCAAACGCCTTATTTATATGTCGTATGCAAGAAGTGGAATTTAACATAATCGACATTATACGCATGATCTATGCGCCGCGCGCATACCGAATGCGATTTGACCCCCCCTTCGATTCGGCGGGCGGGTGCAAATGCAAAGGACGTCCCCACGCACCCCCACCCCCGTACCCCGTAAACAGGTGTTAACATGACCCCGCAAAAAAAATCCCACGAAAACCCGTTTATTACGTTAATGCGTCGCTACCGCGATGATCCGGTTGCCTTTGCCCGCGAGGTCATCGGCATCGAGCCTGACGAGTGGCAGACGGAGCTCTTAGACGCGATCGCCGCCCCCGCGGAGCGCCGTATTTCCGTTCGCTCTGGCCACGGTGTCGGTAAGTCGACGGCCGTTGCGATGGCGGCTGTGTGGCATGTGCTTATGCGCATCCCGTCCAAGACGGTTGTCACGGCGCCCACCAGCTCGCAGCTTTTCGACGCGTGTTTCGCGGAGATGAAGAACGTCGCCAAGCGCCTGAAGCCGCCGTTCAACGATTTGCTCGAGATCAAGTCAGACCGCATTGAGTTGAAGAGCCAGCCCGAGAGCACGTTTATTTCGTGCAGGACGTCGCGCGCGGAGCAGCCGGAGGCTCTCGCCGGTGTACACAGCCAGAACGTGTTGCTCATTGCCGACGAGGCGTCTGGCGTCCCCAACGCGGTCTTCGAGGCTGCGTCTGGCAGTATGTCCGGCCACAGCGCCACGACGGTGCTCACGGGCAACCCGACGCGGAACACGGGCTTCTTTTACGACACGCACAATCGGCTGCGCGAGGACTGGTACACGATGCACGTTTCCTGCGTTAGTAGCCCGCGCGTGAGCGAGGATTTCGTTGACGACATGAAGAAGCGGTACGGCGAGGACAGCCCCGCGTATCATGTGCGCGTACTTGGCAACTTTCCCCCGTCTGAGGAGGATACGGTTGTGCCTGTGTCGTTGATCGAGCACGCGATGAACAACGAGATACGCATTGATGACGACACGCCTGCCATATGGGGTTTGGACGTCGCACGGCAGGGTAACGACAGCAGCGTGTTATGTAAGCGGCAGGGGCCAGTGATCCATCCTATGACGGTCTGGCGTAACCTCGACTTGATGCAGCTCACTGGCGCTGTGAAGGCGGAATACGACGCGCTGCCGCCGTCCAAGCGCCCGATCGAGATCATTGTTGACAGCAATGGCTTTGGCGCTGGGGTGCTTGATCGCCTGCGGGAGCTTGAGCTGCCGGCGCGTGGCTTGAACGTTGCGGAGCGTTCGTCGCAGAGGGACACGTATATTAACTTGCGCGCTGAGCTGTGGTTTAAGGCGAAGGCGTGGCTTGAGGGTATGGACGTTAAGCTGCCCCGCGATGACGCGTTGTATGCGGATTTAGCGGCGCCAAGGTATCACTTTACCAGCTCCGGCAAGATGCAAGTTGAAAGCAAGGAGGCGATGAAGAAGCGCGGCGTGAACTCGCCCGACCGCGCCGACGCTGTGTGCTTGTCGCTGGCCAATGACCACACGACGATGGCGTTTGGCCGCGCGTCCGCGGGAAGCTGGAGCAAGCCGTTGAAGCGTGGGATTAGGGGCGTCGTTTAGACGTTTAGGCGTGCGTTCTTTCGCATGTTTTCCGTAGCCTCGAGCGGGCGTAGGTTTGAGTAGTGGAAGCATTCTCGCTGTTGCTCTGGATCCGTTAGGTCAAAAGACGCGCACGGCTTAATGTGGTCAATGTGCCAAGTATCGTGCGCCCAGTTGTCCCACGTCATCCACGGCTCGAATTGCGCCTCTATGTGAGCTCTCAGCTCTCTTACGGTGCAGCCAAGCAGCTCAAGCGTTGGCGCGTGCTTTGTTGTGCTTTGTCTTAGTAGCGCCTGTCGGAGACGCTGCCTAAGAATACAGCGCATTTTATAGTTTTCGTTGTTTTCGTACTTTTTACGGCGATTTTTGCGAGCTAGGTTGCGTTTTCTGTCCTTATCGCAATTTTCGTATTGGCGTCTCGATCGCGCTTGGCGCTCCTCTTCGGACATGGCGTAGTACCACTTTTTGTTGATTTTTCTCATTTCTTGTTTTTTTCGATTGCGCGTATCTTCGTCCCACTGCGCTCTGTATTTACGTGCTGCTATTTTTTGTTTTTCGCGTAATCTCTCTGCGTGGTTTCTCTTAAAGTTTCGATCGGCTTGCGCTTGACAGCATTTTTTACTGCAATATTTTACGCTGCCATGATTAGGTTTGAAAAAGTTGGCGCAGTCTTCAAACTTACATGATTTAATCATACCATCCTCCCGTTGCGTTGGTAAAAAGAGGGACGCCGGAGCATGCGCGTCCCTCTAGTGCGTGATCACCGGTGAATGTCGCACCAGCTCACGCTGCCATGGTTTGGCGGTAAAATAATGAGGTAAAAACCCGCCCCCGCACTCATGGCTTACGGTGGGCGCTTATGAGGCGCCCAAGGTGTTACTTCTTACGTTTTGAGTTTATCGCCTTTGCGGCTCTACGGGTAGCACGATTTACAGGTTTTGGTGCTACGTTGTACTTTCCCTCGACTTTTTCGTACTTAGCACTGCCAGTGTGGCCGTTAAATTTTGGTCGTCCCATTTTACTCTCCCACGTTACTTGGCCGTAGCATCGGCCGGATTGAGCCAGACAGCTTGCCAGTGTTCTCGCAATAGAGATCAGCCGGCATCGTGTCTGACAGCGCCTCCGCGGCCCTCAGAGCGTCGGAACACGCCTTTGAGCTTTCGAGGTACATGCGTGCTTGCAGGGTGTGCCCCTGCAAGGCGTATTCTATGATGAGCGCGTAGAAAAAGGTCATTGTGAATGCGCCTCCCAGCGCTTTTTTAGTTTATATTGTTAACGCTAAGTTAACGAAAAACATATTTCAAGCATTAATTGCGAAAAATCACGCAAAATGGTAAAAATGCGCATGCGGTTCTTCCTTCCACACCGCAAGAGCTACCGGCTCCCCCGCGCGGCCTCCCACGCGCGGGGTTCCGTAGTAGCGAAAATGCTGTATTATGTGGATAACGCGTTAAAGGAGATCAACATGTCGAAGAAGGGTCTGTATGCGAACATACACGCTAAGCGTAAGCGCATTGCGGCGGGCAGCGGCGAGAAGATGCGCAAGGCTGGAAGCAAGGGCGCGCCGAGCGCGAAAGCGTTTAAAGCTGCCGCGAAGACTGCGAAAAAGCCTAAAAAAGCGAAGAAGGGGAAGAAGTGATGCCAGCGACAACGACAACAGGATTTAAGCCGTGCAAGGGCTGCCCAACACCGGCAGCGTGCAAGAAGGCAGGCGTTTGCCTTGGTAAGCTCAGAAAGGCAATCTAATGGCGGTAGGCGCGACAGGTAGTAACGGCTGGCACTTTCCGATATTCGGCTTGGGCACGACGCACGTATTAGACAATCCCACGGTGTCAACGCAGACGCCTGCGTTTGGCGATGATACGCGCATTATCCGCGTGTCCGTTACTGGCGATCACTGCCACTTTGCTATTGGCTCTAATCCGACGGCGGCGGAGAGCGACAGCCCGTCAATCTCAGAGGGCAACGTCGAATACTTCAAGGTGAAGGGCGGGTGGAAGCTCGCCGCGATAGACGCGCACGCACATGGCGGCGTTGAAATCACCGTGACGGAGATGTTCTAATGGCGGAGAAGAAAGATGCTCGGCTATCTCGTGTCGGCGTATCTGGCTACAACAAGCCAAAGCGCACCCCCAAGCACCCGACGAAATCGCACGTCGTGGTTGCGAAAGAAGGCGACAAAGTTAAAACGATCCGCTTTGGCCAGCAGGGTGTTAGCGGTGACAAGAAAACTACGGCGCGCAGCAAGTCGTTTAAGGCGCGCCATGCGAAAAACATAGCCAAGGGCAAGATGTCCGCGGCCTACTGGGCAAACAAGGTGAAGTGGTGATGGACGCATTCCTGCGCAAATTATACGTTGATATGACCAACGACGATTACAACGCATTCCGTCCGCGTGAGGATGACGTCGAAGGCCCAATGTACAGCGACGAAACAATATTACGTGCCTTGCGTGCGTTAGAGCAGACCGAAGAGGGCACGCCGGAGCGTAACTACATGGCCGAGATGATGCGCAAGCACGGGCCACGCGCTGGGGTTCCTTTTGGCGAAACGTACCCACAAAGCTACGAAGCCGGCGAGGATAAGTTTGACAACTTACTGGCTGATTTTCGTGAATCTAGG